AAGTCCCATGCCGTGTGGACGGGGAACTCGGGGTCGTATTGCACCTTGTCGCTGATCCGACCTTGGTCGTCTGCCTGTCGCAGTTCCGTGCCGTAAAAAGCACCGAGGATAGCAGCCTCAAAACTGCACTCAAACTCCTGCAAGTACTGATCCTCGGTCAATTGCGCTCTCGCGGCGGCCAACTCCGAGGGTGGTAGGAGGCCAGACTGACTTGCCGGGAGGCGCAGCAGGAACCAATCATCCGAGTTACGGTTGGCAGTTTCGTATATTTCCCAAAACTGATTTTTGCCTTTCGGCGTACCCGCGAACACGCACCAACCACCCTTATCAGCGAGGGCGGCTCTCAACACGTTACCGAATACTGACGGCTTGAAGTCGCCATATTCGTCCAGATACAGCCCAGAGAAGCCAAGGCCGCGCATCGCATCTGCGTTGTCGGCACCGAACAGGCTGATCTTGACCCCGTTGACGAGTGTCAGCGTCATCTGGCTTTCGTTCGCGTCCTGCGTCAGTGGTTGGGCGTAGTACTTGAAGTAGTCCCATGCGATCCGGCGGGCTTGGTTCATGTACGGGGCGACATAGCCGAATAGCCCGTTTGGGCCTTGGTACATGATGGCAGCGCGGATGATGTCGTTGACGGCTGCGACCGTCTTACCCGCCCGTCTGTGCGCGACCAGACACGCCCATCTCTTTGTGCGGTCGTGGAAGGGCATGAACGCCCGACGAGGGGCGTATGGGATTACGGTTGGGGCGGCAGCCATGTAATCGTCAAGTCCTTGCCGTCCTTGCCGGTGATTTCATTCTTCTCGCGCTGGCCGAGATACTGCTTGCCAAGCCACACCAGCATCGTCGTGTTGCCTTCCTCCAACGCTTTCCATTGGTGGCGGCGCATTGACATCTTGCCGTTCTCAATTCCGCTTTTATAAATTCCGCAAAACTTTTCGTCCCGCATCAGCGTGTCAACGCTGCAACCCATTGCCGCCGCGATTTCCTCTTGCGTGCATTGAATGTTCGCAAGCCGTTCCGCAAGGGCGTAGTCAATCTCAAAACGCGGACGACCGCCCCCCTCCCCTTGATGGCCTTGTTTCGGGAGTCCTGTGCGTTCGCTCACTCTAGTTTCTGCTTGCTTTGGCATAGTTTTAGACCGTGGGAGGGTCAAATACTAGCGTAATGTTCCACGGTTGCAACAAAGACTTAAGTTCAGCGTGATTTTTGGGGTCATCAACGGCTTTTTGCCATGCGGGCGGTAAAAGCGTATTGACCAGCATTTCAATACAGACTGCCGTGAATTTGGGATGAAGGCCGCCTCTCGCTTCTACGGTCAGTTTGCTGTTTGGCGTAGGACGGCGTAGCCATGCTGCAACCCACCCCGGCCAGTTCCGCACAATCATCATTCCCACATCGCTTGTCCAAGGCTGTGCGTTTTCTTTCCGTGCCTGTTTCGCCCTTTCTCGGCTCTCTGCCAACGAAACCTCTGGTGCGCCACCGGGGAGGAGGTTGGTTAAGTTGGTTAGTCCAATCTCGGCAATGCGTTCGGCCTCATGTTCGTAGGCTGCTTTTTCATCCCAAAACTGCGCGACCTTCCGTTTTACAATCTGCTGGCCGTCCTCCCATATTGATCTAATCTTGTTGCATTTATGGGAGTTGATGCCACTTTTCGCTTCTTGTTCGTGAGCGTCTAAACGGTTGCGTGTCCCCTTCCCGATGTAGAACACCGTGTCGGTGCGCGGGTCAATTAGTTCGTAGACGTACCAAACCGCCAAATAGCGTTTCATGCTTCCCGCTTCGGCATCCGTTTCATTGCTTCTGCAAGTTTCTTGCCTTTGTCGGCTTGGTTGAACTCGCGGGCTACGCTTTGCGGTATACCTACGCGCTGTGCAAACTTCTGATCGTGGGCGGCAGCGGCCATAAATCTGCGCTGCTTATCGGATGTGCTTGGCATCCTATAAACCTACGATAAATTTTCCAGTTTGTACTTAAGGCTCGTCACCGCGTCCACCACCGCGTCAAAGAGGTTAACGAGGTCGGTGTCCTTCGGCAGCACGCCCTTAATCTCGTCCAGAAAGTCCAGCATCTTGCCGACGTACATCTTCGGCTCTTTGCTGTAGTGGAACGCGCTGTTGTCGTAGCCCGCGATCAGACCATAGCGGCCTTGATACGCCTCGGCGTATTTGTCTACGAGGTCGGGGATGGCATCGTAGTATTCGCCCAACGCCACGTGCTGCGCGAACGACTTGGTGGCAAGGTGCTGGAGGTGCGTCACCGTCGCGCTATGCAGCATGGTAGCGACAAAAAGGGCTACGTTTTTTTCGTGCTGTGCCATTACTGCATCATCTCGTAGAGGCGGCTAGATTTAGCCGTTTTGCGGCGCGGTTGGGCTTGACGCTTGCCGCCTTCCCGAACGTCGGGGAGCAGAGCCACTTCGTCGCTTGGCTCACCCACTTGCGGCAGCACTTCCTTTTTGCGCTCCTCGCCATAATCCGGCAGAGTTTCCATGCCGTCTTTAGGGGCGACGGGCATATTGAGTCGGCCTTGTCGCTTGCCGCCCAATACCTCCATCATCTGATCGCGGGTCATCTTCGCTTTTTGGTCATCCAAAGCAGCAAGGACGCTTTCTAACTTGGCTTTGCGTGTATCGGGCATGGACTTACCCCAAGGCTAATGTCAGACTCACTTTAAGCACATCAGTTCACGCTTGCAAGCATGAAAATCACACCCGATTACCTTGCCGAACAGACCAAACTTCACGCCAACCCCAACTACGGCGTAGCCTCCCTCGCCTTTGCGCCTATCGTCGCGCAACTGATCCGCGATAACGGCTGGCGGTCGGTGTCGGACTACGGCGCGGGTAAGAAGCGTCTGCAACAAGGTTTAGCAAACGCAGGGGTTGAAGTGGACTATTTCCCTTACGACCCTGTTTTCCCCGAGTACGGGCCGCCGGTTCCGGCCAATCTGGTGTGCTGTATTGACGTTCTAGAACACATTGAACCCGAGTGCGTCAATGACGTACTAGACGACCTCCACCGCATCATGCCGCTTTACGGGTTTTTCTCCATCCACACCGGAGCGGCAAGCAAGGTGTTGTCGGATGGCCGTAACGCCCACCTCATCCAAAAACCCCCGTCGTGGTGGCTCCCAAGGCTCTGTGAGCGGTTTGAGATACACCACCTCCAGCACCATAACCTCATGGGGCAGGGCTTCTGGGTACTTGTTAGCGCAAATGCTCGGGCCGAATCTTCGCCTCGTAACGTTCTACTAGCCCTCTGACGGTCGCCTCGGGTTCTCGGGCTTCCAGCCACTCGCCCCTCGGCTCCCAAACCTGTTTAGCGAGTAACTGATTCTCGCTCAACTTGCCCTTGGCCGACTTAATTTCCAGCCAGCAAATGAAATACGTCCCGTCGGGCAGTAACTTCAAAGCCAGTTTATCGGGGATGCCTAGCCCTGCTTTGGCATAGTCCACCACGCTAAACCCTGCGGCTTTGACGGCCTCCACCACGGGTTTGTCGTTAAGGTCACGGCGTGCGGCGTGTCTCATTGTTTCCGTAACCGTCCTCTGCCGCCGATAAACCGGACAACCTTATCCAAGTGCCAGCCGTTCGGGGTCATCACAAACCCTGCGTCCGGCAAGAGGTCAACGGGGCGACATACCCCACCAATGCGCTTGTGGTTGACGTAACTGCCGGGGTTAGCAAAGTCCTGTTTGCAGTCCTTACACCGTCTCTGCCGCACGCGCCTTCATCCTTTTTGCACCACGTTCGCCGTAAAAGCACCACACCATGCTCATAAGGCTAGGGTCGCCCACGACCAGTTTTGCGTCAACATCGCGTAGGTGCATCGCGGCAACGTCTTTCAACCACTCAAGCCGTTCGGCGGTGTGTTGGTCGGGGCTGATCGTGTACCGCGCCCACAGCGCATCGCAGAGTTTGAGGCGGTTGTACGGATTCGGCTCAAGGCTGTTCCAGTAGCGTTCAGACTGCGCGTTGTTCCACGCCAGTGCCTCGGCTTCAGCGGCAATTTGCTTGTCAGATTTGACAGGTTTTTCGCCGGGGGCCGGTTTTGATTTTTTTAGGTCAAACAACCCCTGCCATTGGTTAGAAATGCTCTGGTTGACCACCTCGGCTTGGTCTTTCCCGTACCGAGCAAGTTTGAGTTGCATGGCGTGAACCGAGGCATCCTTGATCGGCTTGCGTATCGCCTTGCGGTACGCCAACCACCTGTCCCAAGCCTCAACGTCTAGACCTTCTACCATGTTATCCCCCTTATGACTGATGGTGAGTCCGCACGGTTTCGGAAGGGAGTTACGCCTAACCAAAATCGTGCGGTGATATGACTGACGGAGCCATCCGCTGTCGGCAACTTTTGGCAAGGTTTCCCTTGCTGCCATTCACGCTTCCCGACGATACGCCGCGTGCCTAGAGGCTGGCCGCCCCGGTCTAGGTTTAAGCCGAATCTGCGCGTGGTTTCCCCGTCCAGAATGGCCGAGGCGTAGAGGTAGGTTGACAGGCCGTTTAACCTTGCTAAACTGACCCTACGCCGAAGTGCAAAATCAGCGTACAGGCTTCCCCCTAGCCGCGTCAAGCCCTCACTGCCGACCAGTGGGGGTTTGTCGTTTCTGGCCCCGTAAAACCGCATTACAGCGGCTTCCAGCCTTTAACCGTAGCCATAACGTGCCAGTAGCGAACAGGCGGTATACGGCCCTGTTTGACCCATTTCTGAACGGCTGCGCGGCTTACGCCTAAAGCCTTGGCGGTCGCTACTTGCGACCCGTAATACTTAACCAAATCGGTGGGTGTCATGGGGGTAGGATAATTGCTGCTACCAGAGTTGACAACCTTCCCGTAAACCGTGGTAGCATCTCAACCGTTGATAGACACAACAGCCCACAGATAGGAGCAACACATGAAAACTTTAACGATCAACACCCCGGTCGGTACGTTTACCCGCAAGACCAACACGAACTACACGCATATCGTTGTTCGCAATTCGCCGCGTGCGATGCGAGTTTTTGAAGAATCTAAAACACAGAAATCTATCAGCGGTATTGAACAGCGGTTTGCTAAAGATAACGGCTACGCGGTGACCTATCACACATCGCACAAAGCGGCAGTTAACGCAGCGGAGTCACGGTATCGCTGGGACATCAACACAACGGTTATTGGCATCTACGAGGTGGCGGCGTAAGCCGCCCCTCATAGGAGACAACAGATATGTCAGAAATCAACTGCCGAATGTGGATCAGCGGAATCCTTTGGGAAGTAGAAATCGGTTTCTGCTTTAACCGCGCCGAACCCAGCACCGGCCTTTGCGAAGGTGTAGACGTTGAGTCGGTTTGGCTGCTCGGCTTCTACCCAGAGCAGAATGCCTCCAAGCGCGATTACGTCAGTGTTAACGCCAAGGTTGACCTTGCCGAATGCACGCCCGACGAACTCGTTGAGTTTGAAAGCGCGGTCAACGACTACATCAGCAAGCAAGCCCGCGAAGCGTTTGATTACCAACACTCCTACGAGGATTAAGCCATGAAGCCCATTGACCGATTCATCATCCTTGCCATTGCCATCGCTGTCGTCATGCTGATTGCTGCCACGATTGACCGCTGCGACGGCGGCTGCACGGTAGCCGAGGAGGTTCGCAATGGAAACTAATCCTTGGGGCGACGATAACTCTTGGTGGCACCAGCAGGACTTGGAAATGCAGGAGCGTGACGAGGAGGAGCGTATCAACGCTTGCGACCGTGCGCTGGCTGAACTGAACGCGATCATCAACGAAGAACTGGAAAAAATTAAAAGGGGACTGCAATGAGCGAACTGCTAAAGATTAACGTCAACGACCACGTTGAGAAGAAAGGCAACTTGTCCTATTTGTCGTGGGCGTGGGCATGGGCCGAGGTGTTGAAGATTGACCCCGCCGCTCGTTACACCGTGCATGAGTGGAACGATATGCCGGTGATGTATCTGAAAGACGATACCGGCATGGTCAAAGTTAGCGTGGAGATTAAAGGCGACATCAAGACTTGTGTGTTGCCGGTGATGGACAACCGTAACCGTGCGATTAGCAACCCGGACGCGTTTGCCGTCAACACCGCCATCATGCGCTGCCTTGTGAAGTGCATTGCCCTCTTTGGCCTTGGCCTCTACATTTCAGCGGCGACGACTTGCCGGAGGGTGCAGCCCCCGCTGTAGACGATGACCTTGTAGCCCTTATTAACGGCGCAACTACGCTTGACGAATTGACCAAGTTGTTCAAGCGGCTGACAAAAGAGCAGCGGATGGCGCACATTGACTACTTTACGGCACGCAAGAAAGAACTGACCCCGCCTCCAGAGGCCGCATGAAAAAGAAAGGCATGGTCACAGACAGACTCGGGGAACACATGGAACAACGCACAGACGAATGGTTCGCGGCACGGCTTGGCAAGGTAACTGCGTCACGGGTGGCTGACGTTATCGCCAAGACCGCCAAGGGTTATGGCGCATCCCGCGAGAACTACATGGCGCAGTTAGTCTGCGAACGGCTGACGGGTAAACCAACGGAAGGGTTTAGCAACGCGGCGATGGAGTGGGGAACCGAACAGGAACCCCATGCCCGTGCGGCTTATAGCGCAAAGACGGGCGAACTGGTGGAGGAGGTAGGGTTCATCCCGCACCACGCCATTAGCGGCGCGGGCGCAAGTCCAGACGGGTATGTGGGCGAGGGTCTGGTGGAGTTCAAATGCCCTAACTCGGCTACCCATCTGGAATACGTCCTAGAGGGTAAGCCCCCGCAAAAGTACATCACGCAGATGCAATGGCAGATGGCCGTAACGGGTGCGCCGTGGTGCGATTTCTGTAGTTACGATCCGCGCCTTCCCGAGCATCTGCAACTGCTGGTCGTGCGTATAACGCGAGACGTTAAATACATAGAAATGCTTGAGCAGGAAGTCACCAAGTTCCTGCAAGAGTTGGACGAGAAAGTAAACAAACTGCAAAAGGTAAAACTGTAATGGAAAAGTACGACAACAGCGGTGTCCTCTTTAAGAACGACAAGGGCAACAACCCCAAGCGTCCCGACTATCGCGGCAGCATCGCCGTCGCGGGAGTGGACTACAACATCTCGGGCTGGATACGCGAGAGCAAGAAGTCGGGCGACAAGTTTCTGTCGCTGAAGGTAGAGTCCAAGGATGCGTACAAAGCGCGTGGTGATGGCCCCAAGAAAGCCGAACCCAAACCGCAGCGCAGCATGACTGAAGATAACTGGTCGGACTTGGATGAACCCTTCTGACTTTGAATCGCGGTTCCGGGCAAGCCGTAACGCCGAGATGGTAGTGGCGTTGCATTTGCTCAACATGGGCCATGAGGTGCGGTTGCCCAAGCGTAGGCTGTCTCCGAACTTTGCCGAACGTGCGAAGTACTACGATGACGGGGACATCTACGCTTCGGGCAAGCGTATTGAGGTCAAGCACTCCAAGCATGACTTTCAGTTCCAAGTTTGGCCGTTTGCGGATACCGCGATCTGCGCGAGGAAATCGTTTGACCAAGCAAAGCCAACGCCCGATTACTACTATCTGGTCAACGCCAGCATGACGGTTGCGGCTTTGGTGGACGTTGCGACAACGCGACCCGATTGGTTTATCAAGCGCATCCCAGACCGCGCCAGAGGTTACGATTACGAGGTGTATGCCGTAACTCCCGAGTATTTGGGCTGGCGACACCTAACGTGGGAGGAGAAACTGTGAAGGTATTTATCGGCTACGACTCACGCGAGAACATCGCGTACCAAGTAGCCAAAGCATCGCTGCTCAAGCATACGAGCATTCCGCTTGAGATTACCCCGATTGTGCAGAACGATCTACGCTATCGGGGGATTTACCAACGAGAGCCGGATGCGCTTTCGTCTACGGAGTTTTCCTTTACCCGCTTTCTGACCCCGTACCTCGCCGGATACAAGGGTTGGGCTTTGTTCTGTGACTGCGATTTTCTTTTTCGGGGGGACATTGCTGCGATCACCGACTACATGGACGGGGCAAAGGCGGTGATGTGCGTACCGCACGAATACAAACCGACCGAGGCGGTCAAGATGGACGGTAAGGCGCAGCATCAGTATCCACGGAAGAACTGGTCGTCATTTGTCCTTTTTAACTGCGAACACCCACAAGTCAAGATGCTGACTCCCGAGGTGGTCAATACGCAGACGGGGATGTACCTACACCGCTTCCAGTGGTTGACAGATGACCTCATCGGTGAGTTGCCGATAGCCTTCAACTACCTTGAGGGTTGGCACACCAAGGACGATTGCCCGAACCCCATCGCCGTCCACTTCACCCGTGGCGGCCCGTGGTTCAACGAGTGGAAGAACGTGGAATACGCCGCCGAGTGGAACACGGTTGCCAACAGTCTAGCGCGTGAGCATGACGGCATAGAATGAAACGCATCTTTCCCAAAGGCACGCACCCCGAGGACATCGCGCGCGCCGTGTTGCGGATGACCCAGCAGTTACCGACCAACAAAGCGTGGGCGGTGACGGTGGAGGAGTGGAAGAAGCCAAGGACGCAGCAGCAAAATCGGTTTCTGTGGGGCGTGTGCTACCCCGCCATCCTTGAGGGCGGCGGTGAGGCGTTAGCGGGTTGGACACGCGACGACCTACACGACTACTTCCTCGGGGAGTGCTTTGGGTGGGAGACGCTAGAGGGGTTTGGCAGGAAGCGTCTGCGCCCACTCAAGCGATCTTCTGCGCTAAACAAACAGGAGTTCAGCGACTACTTGTTATTCCTAGAGGCCCGCTGCGCGGATATGGGCATCGTGATACCGGAGCCAATTTATGAGTCTGCGTAAAGAGGCCAAAGGGCGCGGCTGCACGGTACGACTTCCCGGCATCTGCAACTTCAACAGTGAGACGGTAGTGCTGGCGCATATCCGTGTTGTAGGCGTAAGTGGCATGGGGATGAAATCCCCCGATCTGCTTGGCGCGTGGGCGTGTAGTGCGTGTCACGATGAGATAGACGGCAGGACGCGCAAGAGCGGGCTATCACGCGATGAACTGCGTCTTGCTCACTATGACGGCATGGCGCGGACGATCTGTCAGTTGGACAAAGAGGGGTTAGTGTGAATTTTATTGTAGACACGCCGTACACGCCTGTATGGGTGCGTAACGAGTTCCTGTTTAACCAAGAGCAAGGCCACGGCGAGTTTACCGAGGGGGTGGTATTTGGGTTCCGCGCAGAGCCAGCCCGCGTACCGATGTTTCAAGTGATGTTGGCAAACGGCGCACAATGGGCGCGTATCCCGATCCATGCGCTGTGCAGTAAGCCGTGCGATCCGCTACCGCTGCCGTTGAGCGTATGGTGGGACTGCTATGGCTACCATTGTACCGTTCATCAGTTTAACTTCTTGCAGAGACACCGTGTTTCAGCGTTGGGCCGTGATAAGGTCATTCGCCACGGAACGTACCTATTTACGGTGGATTGGGTCAAAGACGGATGGAGTGAAATACCCGATCAGCATAAAAATCATCATGTAATTGTCCTTGAGTCGGGGCAATGGATTGCGTACCCGAATAACCGTCTGCTCTGGGATGACCCGAGTTGGATACAGCACGGGCCGATGGAAGCGTGGAAATCTCCAGAGCAGTCATATAGCGTGGAGGCAACATGGAAATCCTCGGAATAGTGTTTTTGACTTCCGTTGTTATTTGGTTTTTGTACAACCGCCCACAAAAGTTTGACCGCGAATGGCGGCGTGTTCCTCGCCCGAATTGGGCATCCCACCGAGGGTGGAGGGATATATGGTAGACATTGACAGAGATTCCCCACCGGGGTCGTGGCAGCGAGAGATGGAACGCGCACCGTGGGCGTTCGGTCAGCAGAAAATCCCGACGATGGACGAAATCGTGTGGAAGATGCGGCGGGCGGGACTATCCCGAGAAGCCGACATCGTGTTGGGCGAAATCGCTAAACTGCGCGACGGCAAACCCTAAACTGGCGGGTCGTCTAATGGTAGGACAGCGGACTTTGACTCCGCGAATGGTGGTTCAATCCCATCCCCGCCAGCCACTTTAGGCGGCCATCGGAAAGGTTGGTACTGCAAAAAGTATTTGCCCTTGCATTGGCAGATACCGTGCAGGAGGCCGTCCACGCTGCTATGGGCGCATCCCCACCCTCGGCCATTCCACGGGCAGCAGAACACGCAGTCCACGCAGGGTCTAGGCCTTTCGTCGGAGGTAGCCAAGATAGTCAGCCCCTTCCTCGGGTTCCCACCAAACCTTGACCATATCGGGGTGGGCGGGCGGGAGGTGGGGGTTAATCGTGGTGAGGACGCACGGGGATAGGGCGTTGTCGCGGAACCCCTTGTCCTTGGCAAAGCGGTCATAGACCTTGTACGAGGCTACCTTGAGGGCGTGCATCGTGATGCCGTTTATAGGGTCTTTAAGGACGCTATAGGCCGATTCGTGCTTATGCCCTGCCATGTAGATATGGTCGCGGGTGCCGAGCATCGCGGCCTTCATAGGGCCGTGGGCGGGGTTCCAGATAGACGAGCCAGCATGGTCGTGTCGGGCGTTAATCCGCACCTCGGCCCCGTTCGGGAACTTGAGGGCGATGCGGGCTTCCGAGGACTTGTATAGGGCGTTCTGCTGCTTGGCGATCCACTTGAGGGGGTCACCCGCCCCAGACCACAGGTCGTGGTTTCCGGCGATCATGTATAGCCACCGGCAACGGTTGACGAACCACTCGGCTAACTTCCACGACTGCGCCGCTGACGTACTCTGATCGGCGTATAGCCTCGCTAGGCGGCCACACCAGTTGTTGGTGGTATCGCCTACGTTGGCCGCGAAAAGCCCCTCTGTGGCGTTTACGAGGGCTGTGTGGCGTTCTATGGCCTCTATGTCGCAGCCGTCATCGTCAACGTGGGGGTCGCCAAAGTGCAGGATGCCGATTGGCCCCGGAATCTTGATGCGGATGGGGATGAGTTTGGAGGCTTCCTCATGTTCGCGCTTGTGGGCGAACTGACGCTTGCGGTGCGCGACCAAATCCTCCACCGAGATGTCGTCCTCGGGGAGCGGGGTAAAGGTAAATTCGGGGGGCTTGCGGTCAAACCGCTCTTTGCTCTGCTGGCCGGGGTGATAGGTGCTTTCGGGGACGCGCATACCTCGGCTGCGTAGGACTGCGATCCGGTCGGTGATAGCCCGAGGGGTTACTCCGAGTAGTTCAGCGGCCTTGGCACGGATGCCGTTACTTTTTTCTAGCGCGGCGAGTATCTGTTCGTCGGTTGCGATCTTTGGCATAGGTAATTTTAATGCCGAGTTCCTTCCGGCGTTTCGCACTCGCCTCCCGGTCTACCGTAGCCATCCACTCCAGATGGCCGTCAATCAGTCGGTATTGCTCTTTGTGGACTAACGCACAGTCGCAGCACTCGGTGTGCGTATAACCCTTCACCCGATACCATGAACCCTCAAAGGTTTGGACAGGGGTGTACTTAGCCACTCACACGCCTCCACTCGGGTTTGTCTACGCCACGGCTAAAGTGAGGGGTATCCACCAACTTCACGCCGTTCCCGCCCCAACTGTTGAGCGGGTGTAGAGATTCCCAAAATAATCCAAGCGGCGCAAGAGTGGCCTTGTCGTAGGTCAATTTGCCGTTTTTGAAGAAGTTAAGGTCTACCGCCCGACGCTGGAGGTGGAGGCTGTTCATTGTGCGGGAGCGGCCCGTTTTGACGTATATCTGCTGCTGTTCGGGGGTGCGGTACAACTCACCCGCCGTGACTTGAAAGCCAAGTTCGGTGGCCTTCTCAATTAGTTTGCATACGTCCAGCAGGAACGCTGCTTGTTCGCGTACCGCGCTCATTTGAGGGCATCCTTCAGTTGGTCAGTCTTGTCCTTGCTGCCTTGGCTAGAGCCAAAGTAGTACGAGACAATTTGCGTAGCGATAGCCGATAACACACCAAGGACGTAGATAAGGATGTCCTTTCGGGAGGCTTCCACGGGGCTGTTGTCAAACATGACAATGCCAAAGAGGGTAAAGGTCAGCGTGATAACCCCGAGGGCCAGCACAGGGGTCACGATTTTGTTAAGGAGCGGTGCATCCTTGGAAGTCGCTATTGCTGTCTCACGGTCGCGTGCGCTGTCTACGTCCTTGAGACGCAGTTCTAGTTCAGCAAGGTCTAGTTTGTCCTCCTCAATGCGGAGGCGCATCAACTCCTCCTCATGTTCCATCGCGGCGATCTGAACCTTTGTCATGTCTTCGGGCGACATTTCTGGCTTCAGTTCTACGCCCAACTTGTCCTCTACTACTTTCTTGCCTTTGGCAAGCACGGCGTTAGCGACAATACCAAGGCCGTTCGCAAGGAGCGGCTGGACGATAGGCAAAAGGGCTGCGGGTATCATTTACCTCGCTCCTCCATCAACTTGACCCGTACCTGTAGGTCATGGATGTCTTCCATGAT